TCCATACTGATTTAGAAATAGCACAAAAAAGAAACATGGAAAGACCAAGAAAACTAAATCCTGAAATTGTAGAAAAGTCTTGGAATGAAGTACAGAAGAATAAGATATACTTTCAAGGACTATTTGGGAATGAAAACTTCATGATGGTAGACAATTCAAATACCTTAAGTCCTAAACAAGCAGAAAAGAAATTCAATATGTTAGTCAAAAAAGGTATTGGAAAATTTATCCGTAAACCTGTAAAAAATTATCGCGGGAAACAATGGATTGAAAAACAAAAGATATTAAAGGAAATTACTTTAAACGAACAGAAGATTAAAAAGGTGGTGGGTATATATGGTGGTAGGTATCAACCATTTGGGCCTCATCATCTTAAAACATATAAGTGGTTAAAGTCAAAAGTAGATGATGCTTACATAACCACATCTAATATAAAGAAACCACCAAGGCATCCAATGAACTTTAGTGAGAAGGTCAGACACATGGTAAAAATGGGTGTACCTAAGAATCGTATAATCAAAGCTGCATCACCATTGAAGGCAGAAGAAGTGCTAAAAAAATACGACCCTAAGACTACAGCTGTGATATATATATTTGGGGAAAAGGATGCTGGTAGATTAAGTGGTGGTAAAAAGAAAGATGGTTCACCATCCTATTTTCAAGACTACAAAAAGAACAAAAGAAATTTGAAAGGTTATGAAGAACACGGATACTTCATGGTAGCACCACATCAATCAGTAAAGGTTGGTGGTAAGGAAGTGAGTGGAACCGTGATGAGAGATTTATTGGGTTCACCCAAGATAGAAGATAAGGATAGACCTAAACTATTCAAACAAGCTTTTGGATACTTCGACAAGGGTGTGTATAACATGATGACTAATAAGTTTAGAAAGTTATACGAAACCTATGATAAATTTCTTCAAGAGAAAGACCTAACTGAAATAATAAAAGAAAGTTCTGCTATCGGAAATAGTATACCTCAAATAAGTGATGAGGGGTTGTATGACTTCTTTCAAAACTTCGATGACTACCATAGAATATCTAAAAATTGGGCAGAACAACATGGATGGGAATTGGTGAATTATGTATTGAGTGATTCAGCTCAAGACCCAAAACCCAAAGGTCTATCATTTGATAGTTTGGATGACCAAATGGTAAAGACAGTTACATATGGAAAAACAATAAATCAAGGTGGAAAGAACTGGCAAAGTGTAGATGAACCATATGGAAAGTACGCACAAAGACAGGCAGAAATTAATCAATCCATTGGATGGGAATTAGTAAAATTTATGATGACACCAAAACAAGATGTAAAGGTTGATGATACTTGGAAGATTGACCAACTCGATATTGAAGATTCCGATAAGGTCAGTCAAATAGCAACAGAAAAAGATAATGAATTATTATCAGAAGGTAAATTAATAGCAGCTCGTAATAAAGGTCATCTCAAAAACAAAGGTGAGACGGCACTTGATTTGAAAGGTATGAAATCGAAGTTCAAAGGTCGAGGTGATATATCAGATGCTTTCGTTTTTGCCATGGAAGATTTGCAAAAAGCTATAAAATCTTTGAGTGTAAAACAAAGAAATAAAATTTTTATGAATGGAAAGGCTTTCATGAACTTAGAAGTAATGTGGCCTAAGTCAGCAAATGTTATTGACTATGATAAAGCTGAGATAATATTTCATGGAGCACTTGAATACGATGATGATGGAAATGTAGTAGGTGAAGTAAAAGGTAGTGCTAGAATGTTAGCTGGTATGATTAAACAAGTCAATCAAAATGTACAGAAAAAATACAATATTGGAAAACCAAACTTTTTAAAAGTACCTAAAACACAAAACTTTGGTAAAAAGAAACGACAATACTTAGGTAGATTGAATAAATTACAGAAGGAATATGGTCTAAAAGATAACGACACATTAGGTAAGTATCACCAAAGTTATTGGGAAGAATTTATATTTAATGCTGGAAAACAATATGGATTTACAATTCCAGCTACTAAATTGAAAAAATTGACTAAAAGATGGGCATTCTTTGATAAGAGTTACAAAGTAACGGATATCAGAAAAGATTTCAAAGACCAACCAAAGTTTTTGGATTGGGTATTGACAACAGATAAACAAGACCATGCTAGAATGGTCAAAGAAAATATGAAACCATTCGAAATTTTATTTTTTGATGTTGGGGCAGAAATTATGAAGAATGTTAGTGGTTGGTTAGCCGCATCACCTGACGCAGCTGTTCAAGGTATAAAGAAAAGACTTGACGCTGCAATCAAGGATGTGAAAAGTAAGAAAGATTTAAAGAAGTTAAACAGATTAAAAATACAATTAGACCGATTGAACGCTATTGGTGGATTAGATGCAATTGTTCCAAGTGAAGGTATTGTTTTCAAATACAAGGGAAAAACATATAAATTTACTGGAGCATTTGCACCAATCAATCAAATTACTGGTTTAATGACATTTTAGGAGTAGGTTATGAGTGATAGTATATTATCAACTAATTCACGAGAGAGGTCTCGACAGATAGAAAATATCAGAAGAGTTGCACATGGTGGTAAAGTTGAGAAAAAGATTTTTGTTCAGATGGAAGATGTCGAAGAAAAGAAAAAACGACAAGAGCAGATATTAAAAGAACGAGAGGAAAAGTCAAATAGGTCAGATGTACTTAAAGAGGCAAGAACACCTTGGTTCTGTCCAGCTTGTAACAAGACGATGAAAAGTCATTTAGATGATAAAATGTATCGATTGTATGGTCATTGTTTTGATTGTCAAGTTAAGTTCGAGGCGAAACTTAGGGCTAAGGGAACATTTCAAAATTGGGAGAGACAAAAGGTATTGAACAACAAATTGTCTTGGATTGATGATATGATTTTGAGTGTTGAGAATTGGAGAGAGGAAGCTTCTAAACCATATGAAATACAAGAGTCAGTTGGTGTACAAGAAATCGAATTAGAAAAAGAAAAGTGGAGTCAGAATACAGAACAAGTTGAAAAGATGGCAACAGAAGCTCTTGAGGAGTATTCTAAAATGAAAGAGGAAACACAGAAAGAACTCGAAAGTATAGAGATTTAATATTTATGAGTATGAAAAAAGATAAATATAGTCCTTTGACAAAAGAATGGTGGGATGATGTAGTCCAAAGAGAACTACTTAACGAAGGTGGTGCTTATGGACATATGGCACATCCATTTGATGATAAAGATTTGACATTCGGTGATTTAAAAAAGATTATCACTAATGGTTTAGGTGGTAAGTTAAGTCGTGAGGATAATGTTACTGAAAAATTAGATGGTCAAAATTTAATGATAAGTTGGAGAGAGGACTAATGTCAATTACAATAGATGTAAATGTTGGTGATGTCATCATGGGTGGTAGATTTAAAAACAAACCTATTAAGGTCAAATCTATCGGAAAGGATGAACATGGGATGCCAACAATAAACGGAAGAAAGGTTGTTAATTTTAGATTAAAAAAAGTTCAAGAAAAAGTCACTCGTGATAAGGACGATTACGCACAATACGAAAAACCTAAAGATAGTGATTTTGACAAACCTAATAAAACAAATTATAAAAAAATGATGGAGATAATAGGATGATAAATAAAATCATTAATTGGTTCAAATCTTTATTTCACAAAGTACCTGATGAAATATTAGAATTGAAAAAAATAATCGCTCAGGTTGAAAAAGAAAAACAACAACTTCAAGAGGATTTAGAAAAATTACTTTCACGAAAAAGAATTAACAAAAAAACTGTGGCAAATGCTAAAAGAAAACTAACTCGTACCAAAAATGAAATAAAGAAAATGGTAGAAGTTTTTGATAAAGAAGACATAGAAGACGCAGTAAAGTTTCTTAGAAAATTTTCAAAATAGGAGAGAATAAATGGGAATAGTCGATAGAACACCTCCAACTGTAAGAGGTAATCTTGGTAAATACAATAAGATTATTAAAGTGAATTCGAGCACAACATTTGAGGCAACTGGTTCGAATGAAGCCAAAGCTTTCATTCTTGAGAATGTCAGTAATGTTGTAATACATGGTTCAGGTGGTGGTCAGATTCCAGGCACAGCTTTATCAGCAGATACTCTTTACGAAATTGGTGTAAAGAAAGTAGTAATCGGAAGTAGTGGTATAGCTTATTTACTTGTGTAAATGTCAGATACAAAAATCAAAGAAGTAATCAAACAAGAATATCTTAAGTGTGCAGTAGATCCTGTATACTTCCTAAAAAAGTATGCGGTAATTCAACATCCACTACAAGGTAAAGTTCCATTCGCTTTATATCCATTTCAAGAAGCTTCTTTAAACGATTTCAAAGAACATAATTATAATATTATTTTAAAGGCTCGTCAGTTAGGTATATCAACATTGACTGCAGGATATGCACTTTGGATGATGACATTTCAAACAGATAAAAATATATTGGTAATAGCAACGAAACAAGATACCGCAAAAAATTTAGTAACCAAGATACGAGTTATGCACGCAAACCTACCGAGTTGGGTAAGGTCAAATTGTGTTGAAGATAACAAACTTTCACTTAGATATTCAAATGGTTCACAAGTAAAGGCGATATCAAGTACTGAAGACGCAGGTCGTTCAGAGGCACTATCCTTACTTGTCATTGACGAGGCGGCATTCATCGATAAGATTGATACAATATGGACTGCTGCACAAAGTACACTATCTACTGGTGGACAATGTATAGCATTATCTACACCAAATGGTGTTGGTAATTGGTTCCATAAGACTTGGGTGGGTGCAGAAGAAGGAAGTAATGATTGGAACATGATAAAACTTCATTGGACTGTTCATCCTGAACGAGAACAAGAATGGAGAGATGAACAAGATAAGTTATTAGGACCTTCGGAAGCCGCACAAGAGTGTGATTGTGATTTCATCACATCAGGTCAAGGTGTTGTTGACCCACGAATTTTAGAAGAATATAAGAATACACAGATACAAGAACCATTAGAAAAAAGAGGATTTGATAGTAATTTATGGATATGGCAACCACCAAATTATACAAAGGATTATGTGGTGGCTGGTGATGTCGCTCGTGGAGATGGACAAGATTTTTCAGCTTTTCATGTTATTGATGTAGAGACTATGGAACAAGTAGCTGAATATAAAGGAAAGATTTCAACCAAAGATTTTGGTAATTTATGTATGAATGTAGCCCAAGAATACAACAACGCCTTGTTGGTAATTGAAAATTCAAGTATTGGTTGGGCGGCAATTCAACAAGTAATAGATAGACAATACGACAATCTATTCTATACCTCAAAAGATTTACATTATGTAGATGTTGCCAGACAGGTCACGAATAAATATAGAAACTCAGACAAACAAATGGTACCCGGTTTTAGTATGACACAAAAGACAAGACCATTAGTTATAGCAAAACTTGAAGAATACTTTAGGGAAAAGTCAGTAATTGCACATTCTTCACGATTAATAGATGA